ATGGCATTCTCACCGTTACGGCGGCCGACGGGATCGTCGCCCATGCGGGCGGCGGCCAGGCGAGCGCAACGCTACTCACGGCCAGCGTCAACCGTGTGGCAACGGTGGGCACCGCGGCTGACAGCGTGAAGCTTCCCGTTTCCGTCGCTGGCATGGTGGTTCAACTCGTCAATGACGATGCAGCCAACTCCATGCAGGTGTTCGGCTCCGGCACGGACACCATCAACGACGTCGCCACCGCCACGGGCGTTGCACAGGCTGCCGGCAAGGCAGCGACCTATTCGTGCCCGGTCGCGGGCAAGTGGTACCGCAACCTCAGCGCTTGATCCTCCAACCCCCATCGCTTTCCCCGAAAGGATTCCCTGAATGTCTGGCTTGATCACCAATGGTTTGCCGCAGCTCGCTCAGCCGAGCGGCGCCGAAACCGCCTATGTCGATACCAACACTGCCGCCGGTGCTGCTCCGCAGGACGCAATGTCCTCGCTACAGGAACTGGCAATCATGCTCCGCCAGTTCGGCTCGAGCATCGACAAGACCACCGTCAACGGCACCCGCTACTACCGCTCGATCGTCATCGGCTCGCAGAAGACCCTCACGGGTATCTCGGTGCTCGTCGGCGGCACGGGCGGTACCGACAACTGGATCGTCGAGCTGCATGATAGCCTCGGCAATCTCGTTGCCACCTCGACGCTCTCCGGTACGACCGCTGGCACCGCCAATAACTGGCAGCAGATCGCCTTTACCGCTCCCGTCACCGTGGCTCCCGGCAACTACTTCGTGGCCGTTCAGTCCAACGGCACCACGGCCAAGTTCGCCGTGCTCGACACGCCAGTGTCGAACCTGACCACCGGCTCGGCTACCGGCACGTTCGGCACCAGCGCTGCCATTACTCCGCCGACGACCTACACGGTCAACCTCGGTCCCATGGCTCTGCCGTACTGACCACATGACCGCGCTGACCTTCATCGGCGGCGCGGTTGTTCTGCTCATCGTGGCTGGGGCAAAGCTATATCTCGCGAGGATCGACTGATGCCTGAAGCTGGGTTCTATTTGCTGCCCGGCTTCACCCCGGCGCCAGCCTTCGAGTTCATCACGCCCGACGGCCACGCCTTTCGCGTATGGCCGGATGGCTCAACGGAAGGCTTCCCGCAGCACGGGACGACTATCAACCGTATCCCCTTAATGTTGCGGCTTGCGGAGGCGCGGAACAACGAACCGCTGTCTCGCGCGGATGGGTCGATCGATGGGCGACACTGACCGTCACCCGGGTGGTCGCCCAAGCGACTACACCGAAGAGACTGCGCTGCTCATCTGCTTGCGGTTGTCCGACGGCGAGAGTCTGAGGGCCATCTGCGCCGACGAGGGCATGCCGGACAAGACGACTGTTTTCCGGTGGCTCTCGAAGCACGAAGAGTTTCGCACCCAATACGCGAAAGCCCGCGAGGAGCAGGCCGATGCGCTTTTCGATGAAATCATCGACATCGCAGACGATGGCTCCAACGACTGGATGGAGCGCAAGAACGCCGACGGAGACAACATCGGCTGGACGGAGAATGGCGAGGCCCTCCGCCGGTCGGCGCTTCGGGTCGATGCCCGAAAGTGGATCGTCTCCAAGCTGCTTCCCAAGAAGTACGGCGACAAGCAGCAGGTCGACCACTCTGGCAGCATCAAGGTCGTGATCTCAGCATCCGATGCCGAACTATAAGCCCAATCCAGGGCAGCAAAGGGCGACGGCCCTCCTTACAGGCCCGCAGCGGCACACGCTGCTCGCTGGCGGGGCGCGCTCCGGCAAGACGTTCCTACTCACGCGCGCCGTGGTGACGCGAGCGCTGAGGGGCGAAGGCTCAAGGCACGCTATCTTACGGTTTCGGGCCAATGCGGCCCGTTCTTCGATCGCGCTCGATACGCTGCCGAAGGTCATGTCGGTCTGCTACCCCGAAGTCGGGCTTACCGAGCATCGGCAGGATGGCTTCTTCGAGCTGCCGAACAAGTCGCAAATCTGGATAGGCGGCCTCGACGACAAGGATAGGGTCGAGAAGATATTGGGGCAAGAGTACGCGACTCTCTATCTCAACGAGTGCTCGCAGATCCCCTACGCCTCGGTTGTGGTCGCCAGAACCCGCCTTGCGCAGCAGGTCGAAGGGCTTAAACAGCGCGCCTACTACGACCTCAATCCGGGCGGCGCGAACCATTGGACGAACCTTGAGTTCGGACGTCACGTCGACCCGATTTCCGGCATCGCGCTAAGCGATCCGGACAACTACCAGCGGGCCTTTATTAGCCCAGAGGAAAACGCCGACAATCTGTCTGAGGAGTTCCTGGAGAGCCTTCGAAATCTCCCGACCAAGCAGCGCAAGCGCTTCTTTGAAGGCGAGTACATCGAGGAAATCGACGGAGCTCTCTGGACCATCGAGCTTCTGGACCAGCATCGCGCCGAAGCTCGTCCTGATTTCAAGCGCATCGTCATCGCGATCGATCCCTCCGGTTCTTCCGGCGATGAGGACAAGCGCTCCGATGAGGTTGGGGTCATCGTTGCAGGGCTGGGCGAAGACAGCATTGCCTACGTCCTCGAGGACCTAAGCGGGCGTCATGGCCCGGGCGGCGACAAAGGATGGGCTGCTATCGCAGTCTCCGCTTACGAGCGCTGGGGCGCCGATGCCATCGTAGCCGAGACCAACTACGGCGGTGCGATGGTCAAGGAAGTGATCCGGGCGAGGGGGGCTCACATTCCCTTTCGTGAGGTCAAGGCCTCTCGCGGCAAGCACGTCCGCGCCGAGCCGATCGCAACGCTCTATGCGCAAGGGAAGGTCAGGCACTTCGGCCGCTTCCCGCGGCTCGAGGATCAACTGCTCGCGTTCTCGTCCGCTGGATACACCGGCGACCGCTCGCCTGATCGAGCAGACGCGATGGTGTGGGCGATCTCGGATTTGTTCCCGGCACTCCTCGCCGAGAAGAAGCCAGGCCTCGTGGCTCCGAAGCTTCGGCCGCCGGGTAGCATGGGCGCTCAAGGATGGATGGGTCGATGATCGACAAGCCCCGTCTTTCCGATGATGAAAAGCTTCTCAAGGAGGCCAATGAACGGTGGGAATATTGCGAGGGCTACTACTCGCATGCCTACCAGATGTGGCGGGAGGACTACCGCTTCGGGCATGGTGATGCCGACAACCAGGCGCAATGGCCTGACGCGCTGCTGACCACGCGCGAGCTGGATCAGAAGCCGACGATCACAGTCAACAAGACGCGCATTCACTGCCTCCAGATCATCAACGACGCCAAGCAGAACAAGCCGGGCATCGTCGTCCATCCGACCACCAATGAGGCGACCTACGAAGCGGCTCAGGTGTTCGAGGATGTGGTGCGCCACATCGAATACATGTCGCGGGCTCAGCAAGCCTACGACAAGGCCAGCGAGAACCAGGTGTTCGGCGGCCTCGGCTTTTGCCGGGTGTACACGGAATACGCGAGCCCCGAAGGCTTCGACCAGGATATCAGGATTGGCGGCGTTCGCGATCCGCTGACCATCTACATGGACCCCGATGCTCAGGAGGCCGACAAGTCGGATTCGGAGTACGCCTTCGAGTTCGATGACATGTCCATCGAGAAGTTCAAGCGCCACTTTCCGGGCCATGAGGACGCACTGAACGCATCGCCGCTGACTTCGGGCGCCGGCTACGATACGTGGCTTACCCGCGATCACGTCCGTGTCGCCAACTACTGGCGGAAAAAGCACGAGAAGGTCGTGCTTGTCTCGGTCATCGATCCGAACACCGGGGAGCGTCGCTCCGCTCGCAAAGACGCCATCAGCCCGGAGTTGATCAAGGAGATCAAGCGCAACCCGGCGTGGGACTATCGGGAGCGGGACAGCGACGTTGTAACGGTCGAGTGCGTCAAGATCGCCGGACACAAGATCATCGATCGCTACGACTGGCTCGGCAAGTGGATTCCGCTGGTTCCGTGCTTCGGCGAAGAGGTGATCATCGAGGGTCAGTTGGACCTCAAGGGCCACGTCCGCTACCTCAAGGACGCCCAGCGCATGTACAACTACAACACCTCGGCAGAG